CAACGCCTATTTGGCACCGCCCGCCTCACTGCTGCCCCGCCTGCCAACCAAGCAGATCCCGATCAACCTGACCGTTGGCACCAGCACCGATGCCAGCGAGATTTACACCGGCCAGTGGGATCAACTGATGATCGGTATCCGCACTTCGTTCTCGCTGCAGTTCCTCCGTGAGCGGTTCCTGGCCGACAACCTGCAGTACGCGTTCCTGGCCTATCTGCGGGCCGATGTGCAGCTCGCCCAGCCGGCCGCTTTCGTTGTTGACACGGGGGTCAGGTCGTGACCGGCAAGCCGTTGGCTGAGAAGGCGGCCACCTGGGAACGTCGGATCGGGTCTGATCCCCGTGATGACGTCGAGCCACCGCCAACCGACCTCGACACCGTCACCGTCACCGAAGACACGTTCATCGCCCGGCCCGATCTTGGCGAGAACAGCTACACGCTTGTGGCCGCCGGTGACCGGGTGCCGGCCGGGCTGGAGCGCAACAGCCGCAGCGGTCGCAAGGGCTGACCGGTGTGGCCGTTCCGCAAACGGGAGGACCGCTCCCTCACCCTTGACCAGCTGCTGGCCGAGGACCAGCCGAACACCGCGGCCGGCGCGACTGTCACTGCCGACACCGCGCAACGGTTGTCCGCGGTCTGGGCCTGCGTCCGGTTGCTCACCGACGTCGTGTCGACGATGCCCTGCCACGCCTACACGGCAGGATCGCGGGACCCGGTGGACCCGGCGCCGCCGATGCTGCGCTCACCCGCTGCTGGTGTCCCGTTCCACGACTGGATCGCCCAAGTGCTCCGCTCCCTGCTGCTCACCGGCAACGCGTGGGGGATCATCACCAGCCGTGTCGGAGCCGGGCTGAGGCCATCGCAGATTGAGCTGATCGCCCCGCACCGGGTCACCGTCCAGGTCGCCACCGATGGCACGGTTACCTACCGGTTGGATGGCCGCGAAATCGACCGGGACGACCTATGGCATTTGCGGGCCTACCCGACACCAGGTTCGCTGCTCGGCCTCTCGCCGATTGGCCACGCCGCCCAGAGCGTCGGCGTCGGCCTGGCCGCGGAAACGTTCGGCGCCCAGTTCTTCGGTGACGGTGCCACGCCCTCCGGGCTGCTGACCACTGACCAGCGGCTCAGCAATGAGCAGGCGCGGCAGCTCAGCGCGGTGTGGAACACGTTCTTCAACAACCGCAGAGGGGAGCGCCGAGTCGCTGTCCTCGGCGACGGCACCAAGTTTCAGCCGGTCTCCGTGCGACCCGAAGAATCCCAGTTCCTCGAAACCCAACGGTTCACCGTGGCGCAAATCTGCCGGCTGTACGGGGTGCCGCCGGAAATGGTCGGCGCCGACTCCGGCAATAGTCTGACCTACGCCAACGTGGAGATGCGCTCTATCGACTTCCTCACCTACGCGATCAACCCGTGGCTGGTTAGGTTGGAGACTGCGCTGACTGATTTGGTGCCTCGCGGCCAGTACGTGAAATTCAACGCCGGCGGCCTGCTGCGCACCGACCTGAAGACCCGGTACGAGTCCTACGAAATCGGGCTGCGCGCCGGGTTCCTCACCCGCGACGAAGTGCGGCAACTCGAGGACAGGGAGCCGCTCCCCGTGGCCGCTGCACCGCCGTCCCTGGAGGCAGTCGCATGATCTTGACCCGCACCTTCACCAGTGATCTGCACGTCCGTGACGACGACCGGGTGATCAGCGGCACCCTTGTCCCCTACAGCGTCCCGGTATCGATCCGCCAGTACGGCAAGAGCTACGTCGAGGACTTTGCGCCCGGCGCCTTCGTCGCCGACGTCGACCGCGCCAGCGAAGTTGAGTTGACCGCGTTGCATCCACGCTCCGGCGCCGAGCTGCCCATCGGGATCACCCTCAGCCTCACCGACACACCGGCCGGGCTCGACGGCGAATGGCGCATCTCCGAAACCGACTTCGGCACCGAAGTCCTCACCCTCGTCCGCGACAAGGCACTGCGCTCGCTGTCCGCAGGGTTCACCGAAGGCCGCAACAAGTGGCACACAAGGCAACGGGTGACCCGCCTCACCGCCACCCTGGACCACGCCGCGCTCGTGCGCAGAGGCGCCTACCCGACAGCACGGCTACGCGCCGCACAGACCCAGCCAAGGCTGCTGCTACGCCTGGCCCGGATGCGCAGCCAATGACCCTCGCCCGACCCTGCCTCGGCTGCGGAACCACCATCGCCGCAGGTTCGCGCTGCGACACCTGCACACCAACCAAGATCAAGACCGCGGCACGCGGCTACGACGCACGCTGGCGACAGCTAGCACGCCAAGCCATCCGCCAGCACCCGTGGTGCACCGACTGCGGCACCAGCGGCAGCAAGACCAACCCGCTAACCGGAGACCACCTCCGCTGGCCCGCCCAAACCCTCGCCGACATCGAAGTGGTGTGCCGACGCTGCAACAGCCGACGCGGCGCACGCCGCAAGATCAACAAAAATCTTGATCACTGGCGCCATGACCCGCCACCAGCCTCGCAGCGCGTTACACACGACGGGCCTGCGGTGGCATGAAAGCTGGGCCGAAGGCCGCGCCGACCGGGCTGCCGCTTCCCCTCGAGAGCCTTCCGAGCGACGGCGGCGCGCGCGTTTCCGCCTTCATCGAGCGGTACTGCCGACTGCCGAAAGGCGGAAGTGGAAACCCGGCCGGTCAACCCATCGTATTGCGTCCTTGGCAGCGCGAAATCGTCCACGGACTCTTCGATCAGCCGCGGCCACGCCAAGGTCTGGTGTCTGTCGCCCGGAAGAACGGCAAGTCGCTGTTGGCGGCCTGCCTCGGGCTGTACGGGCTGCTCGGCGACGGCGAGGAATCGGCTGAGGTGTTGATCGGGTCGGTGGACGAACAGACCGCGCGGGTGATCTTCAACCTGTGCCGGCGCATGGTTGAGCTGGACGAGCGCCTAGCCGGCGTGTTACAGGTGTTCCAGGGCCGCCTTTACCATCCGGCCACCGACAGCGTCCTGGAGGTTCTGCCAGGTACGGCGCGGCTGCTGCAGGGCCGCAACCCGTCGCTGGCGATCATGGACGAAGTGCACGTGATGGACCCGGACGCCTGGGACGCGCTGGCGTTGGCTGGTGGCACCCGAGCCAGGCCGCTGGTGCTCGGCATTTCCACCGAGTGCGACGACGACCCCGACGCTTTGATGGCCCGCCTTGTTGATCATGGCCGCGCTGGAGGTGATCCGGATTTCTACTTTCGCGAGTTCACGGCCCCGGCCGGGTGTGAGTTGACCGACCGGGGCGCGTGGGCTGCAGCTAATCCGATGCTAGGGGACACGTTGGACCCGGCGCACCTGGCCGCCCTAGTGAAGACCACGCGCGAGTCGCGGTTTCGCCGCTTCCACCTCAATCAGCGCATGTCGCTGGACGGTGCCTGGCTGCCCGTGGGTGCGTGGGATGCCTGCCGGCAGCCGTTCACCATCCCGGACGGTGTGGAGGTGGTGCTCGGCTTTGACGGCAGCTTCAACGGCGACTGCACGGCATTGGTCGTGGTCACGGTCGACCGGGATCGGCCGCACGTGGAGCTGGTCGAGCTGTGGCAGCCGGCGAGCGGTCAGCAGGTGCCGATCATGGTCGTAGAGGACGCGATCCGAAACGCGTGTAAGCGTTGGCAGGTGCGCGAGCTGGTCGCCGACCCGTACCGGTGGGCCCGTTCTTTACAAATTCTGGCCGCCGAAGGTTTGCCAGTCCTGGAATACCCGCAGAGCGCGGCGAGGATGACGCCCGCGACCGTGCGGTTTTACGAGGCGGTTGTCAACCAGAGGTTGTCGCACAACGGGGATCGGCAGCTCGCACAGCACATCACCAACTGCGTAATCCGGGAGGACGCTAGGGGGGCCCGGCTGTCCAAACCAGACAAAAACAGCCTGCGCAGGATCGACGCCGCCGTCGCCGCGGTGATGGCACACGACCGAGCCTGCTACCTGGCCGACACCAGTGAGCCCCAACTATTCGTTTTCGATACCTGAGCAGCTAACCCCGGTTTGGTCGGTCAACTGTCCAACACCGAGCACGGATCATCTTCCACATAGGGGGGGAAGATCGCGCGGATGTCTAGTTGCTCGCCCGGCTCGCCCCGGTGGACGTCGGAGTGAAACTGCTCCAGCGCAGGGTCATTCGGTGCGTACATTGTGAGACCTTCAGCGACAAGAACCCATCCGGTCGGCGTGAGCACGCAGTGTTTATGCTCCGTCACCGCTGCCGCCAGAGGACTCGCCGCAAACATTAGACCCGACGCTGCTACGGCGGCCAGCACACCGCCAACAATCTTCCGGCGAACAGTCAAAATTCCCCCCCGACGTAGACCTCAAACGTTTGCCGCTGTTTACCCAGCTAACTTCAGCCTCAATCGTAAATCGCTTCACTACGAGGCGTGAGCCGTAGCGGAAATGGGGTGGATCCCCGGCGAGGCGGCCAGCCGGCGCCGGGGGTCCGTTACGCCTCCCGGTCAGGAAGGCGAGTCCAGTTCCCAGTCGTCAGCGTGGGCATAGAACGCGAGCCAGTCCCGCTCGGCGTGGACCAGGGTGTGACCGGCGATCTCGACATACGCGTCGAACGCGTCACCCCGGTAGATCGCTCGGCCCTCCGCGGCGAACTTGTCGAGAGCGTCCGCCGCGTCCTGCCAGGTGCACCCGATCTGCTGGACGACGTTGCGCATGGTGAGCCAATTGAGCAGGTCCTTCTCGGCATCGTCGAGTCGCCGGCTGAACTTGAGCCTCCGCTTGCTGGCGCTCACCGGGTTCGTTTCGGTCATGCTGTGGTCCTTTCAGTTTGGTGGTCGCGGTAGCACCGTTCGCAAAGGCCGCGATGCTGGGATTGAGGAGCCCACAGCGGTGCTGCGCAGGCGCTGCAGGCAGGGGCTAGAGGCTTCAGGGAAAGCGGCTTATCTGGCTTTTCCGGCTCATCCGGCTCAGGTGAAGCCGGTTCAGCCGGTTCAGCCGCTTGAGCCGGTTGTTCGAAGGGGTCTATGCGCATCCGGCTCCACACGGCCGTGAACGCTGCCCGGATGTAGCCGCGGGGGCCATAGTTTGTCTGCCGGGTGGAGTTGATCTTGTACGAGCCCGCCAGCATCCGCCCGAGTCTCTGCGCTGTCAGCGACTTGCCATAGGGGCCGTCCGAGCCCCAGACGGCGGGATGCGCCGACACCAGGACATCGATCAGTCGGCTCGTCGTGACGAAGTTCTCACCCGCCGGCCAGACCTCCCGAATGTGAGCCAGCAGCACCACGGCGGGACGCTCCCGGACCAATCCGTCTTCCTTGTCCATGTCGTACTGCTCCTTGTCGTGCAAGGCCATCGCGTCCACCGAGGCCGGCCAGTCGCCGCCAGCAGCGGCAGCAACCCGTTTCAGCGGCGACCATTTCTCGCGGAAGCGCCCCGTTATGCCGTCGGGTAGTCCGGGACGGTCTCGACGGACTCGATCGCGCACGTGATCGGCCCAGCTCGCGAGTTGGTCGCCCAGTGCCGCGACGTCGTCTTCGAGTAGCTCCCAATCGGACTCCTCCACCCGACCGTCCAGGTCTGGCAGCAGCAGCACGCGGATCGTGCGGGAGCGGGTGTCCTCGGGCAGGTTCGGATTGTTCCCAGCCATCGCCACCGCCGCGAAGGTTGGCATCTCGGTGACATCCCAGGCGCCGCCCTTCGCCGGGGTGAGGACTGGTCGGGTGGCGCCCCGCTTGTAGCCGGAGTTCAACACGGCCAGTAGGTCGGCGATCCCCTCCTTCTCGGGATTGAGCGATCGGTCCGCTTCGTCGATCAAGATGGTGCGCTGCTCGGCGTTGAGCATCCGAGTCAGGAGCGCCGGCGACGACAGTGACGCCATCTGCACGGGTCGGAGGCAGAGCCGCTGGAGATGCTCCAGGCATGTCGTCTTGCCGGAGCCTGGCACGGGCGAATCGAGCTGCAGCCGGGGCGTCGTGTAGGTCTCAATAACAAGGTGGGTGTGTGCCGCCCAGAGGGTTAGCAGGTCAAGATCAGCATCCGTCACTGTCCGAATGAAGCGACCGAGCCAGTCGCGAACGTCCCGCAGCAGTGGGTCCCCGTCGATGGCCTGCCGCTCGTTGATCACTGTGTCCATCTGGGCAGCCAGGTCAGAGATCGACATCATCGGCCTCCCAGACGATCAAGGTGGCCCGGTTTAGGCAGGCTTGCGCGACCTGACGGCAGCGCTCATCGGCGACCGCCAGATCCGCGGGCGTGGCCAGGCCGTTGAAATCGGAAGGCCGCGGTCGAGCTTGATCGAATTGCTCAGCTCGCCACCGCCACCACCAGGCGGACGCCGTCAGAATCACCGACTGCACAGACCGGCGCCGCAACTGCTCGTCAAGATCAATCTGATGCAGCAGTCGGCGAAGCGCAGCGCGGTTGTCAGTCGGGTCGGATAGAATCCGAGACGAGATCGGCCCGCTGCCCGCAACGCTGTTCTCCGCCCCGCCCAGGTCGCCCACCTGGCGGGGCACTTTCGTTGTGATCATCCAGCGGCCCGGCCTGCCGTCTGAGCGGCGCTGTCGGAGTTGTTGTACTGGGCCTCAATCCACTGCTCGACGTCTTCCAGCTTGTAGACGACGCGGCCGCCGATCTTGAATGACTTGGGGCCGTATCCGGTGTGGCGCCAGTAGCGCAGCGTCGATAGCGGCTTGTCGTGCAGCATCTTGCTGAGGTCTTCTTGGTAGAGGAACTTCGGCATGCTTCTCCATCTTGGAAACGACGTCACGCCAATTTGGAACGACATCGTAATCTTCCGTGCAGACTTGACCTTTGTCAACATGGACCGTTACCGTTTCCAACATGGGAACGCGGAAGGTCGAGATAGGGCTTACCGGCCAGGCCGTGGCACGCAACCTCCGACGACTGCGGACACAGCAGGAACTCAGCCTGCAAGATCTTTCGGATCGTCTTGCACAGGTCGGGCGCCCGATCCTCGCCACAGGTCTCAGCAAGATCGAGCAGGGCACCCGCCGAGTTGACGTAGATGACCTTGTGGCTCTCGCCGCCGCCCTGGTCACGGACCCCAATAACCTGCTGGGTGGGCCTGAGGTACGCGGTGGTCCGCTCGGTCTGACGCAGTGGCAACAGGAGGCTGCCGTCTGGGCCGCCAGCCAAGTGCTCCGCCAAACGCTGGGTTCAGAGCCGTTTGTGCATGTTCACCAGCCTCCCGCGGTACCGGTGGGTGAGCAGGCCGATGAGTGAGATCGAGCGCCGGGTCCGCGGCGGCAAAATCCGATGGGTTGCCCGCTATTACGACCCTGATGGCCGGCGCCGGGGCAAGGTGTTTGATCGCAAGGTTGACGCGCAGAACTTCCAGGCCCAAAACACGACTTCGAAGATCACCGGCAACTATGTTGACCCGGTCCGCGGCAAGATCAAGTTGTCAGCTATGGCCGACAAGTGGCTCGCCACCCAAGGCCATTTGAAGCCGTCCACACTGGCGAGGTATGAGGGCATCGTCGAAAAGCACATCAATCCGAGGTGGGGCACTACGCCACTGGTAAAGATCAGCCATGAGGATGTGGCGGAGTGGGTCTCCAAGATCAGGCTGTCACCGGCCAGCGTCGCATACATACACCGCGTCTTCAGCTTGATCATGGAGCTTGCTGTTCGCGGCGGCCGGATTAGCCGGAACCCCGCGCATGGCGTACGGCTAGCCAGGAGACCCAAAGCGGAGAAGAAGTTCCTGTCCCGCGTGGAGGTGTTCCGGCTGGCTGACGCGGCTGCTGACTATCCGATTCCAGAGGTGGGTCAGCAGTACCGTGTTCTGATCTTGGTGCTTGCATTCTGCGGGTTGCGCTGGGGCGAGGTGGCCGGTCTTAGGGTTGGGCGTCTAGACCTGCTGAGGCATCGCATGGCCGTCTCTGAGACGCTTTCGGAGGTCGGTGGCCGCCTGCTGTGGGGTACGCCGAAGTCGCACGCAGCGCGCTCCGTACCGATCCCTGGCTTCTTGGTGGACCTCCTGGCCGAGGTCGCGGCTGACAAATCCCCTGGCGACCTCGTCTTCACGACCTGGCGCGGCAAGCCGCTGCGCAATCTCAACTTTCGCCGGGATGTGTTCGACCGGGCCGCCGAGGATGTCGGTTTAGCCGGTCTGACCCCGCACGTGTTGCGCCACACAGCCGCAAGCCTGGCTGTCTCGGCTGGGGCGAACGTCAAGGCTGTACAGCGCATGCTGGGCCACGCCTCAGCGGCCATGACGCTCGACGTCTACTCCGGCCTGTTCGACGACGACTTGGACGGTGTGGCGGAACGCCTCGACCGCGACTGCCACCCCATTGCCACCCGCGAGAACAGAGGGGAGGTGATCGAGCTACGACATGGGGGCTGACTAGGTCAAACAGTGAGCCGCCTCGGGGAATCGAACCCCGGACCTACGCATTACGAGTGCGTTGCTCTGCCAGCTGAGCTAAGGCGGCACATGCGGCATTGCCCACGGGTTGCGCGCGATCGCCAACTATATCGAGA